TTTGATATTACATTTTGTGATGGTACAACAGGCATATCTACCTGTATAGGAACAAATATTAATGTTTCAAGCACAAATAATGGTGATACAAATGGTTATACAATATGGGGTATGAGATATGGAACTGTAGATGCAACGGGTTTTAAATTAGAGGCCGGGGGATCTGCCGGTGGAGATATAGCAGGGGGAAAATTTTCTATGTATGGAGTAAAATATGCCTAGTTTGGAAGAATTTACAGCACAGGCTAAAACAGATATAGACAAAATTAAAACCGCTAATGGTGGTGATGGTAAATGGGCTCAGTTTTCGGATTCAAGAAGGGAATTCACAGAGGACGAATATGATAATCTCATAACCAAAATAGGTAAAAGAAAATTTAATGCCCAAGAAAATGGTTATAAAATGGATAGGGCATTTGCTTACCCCCAAATTGCAGAACAGTTAGATAAAATTTACCATGATATTACCGCCAATAAATTAGATGAAACAGGCGAGTGGTATAAAGATATTAAAAAAGTTAAAGACGACAACCCTAAGCCATAATGGATTACTTCATAGGTTTTCTATTTGGCTATTTCTTGCCTAAATTTTTTAGATACTTAGATAAACTAGGTCAAGATTTGATAGAAATTCCTGACCATTATTCAGAGGAAGATTGGGATTGGATAAAATGACAAACCCTAACGGATTTACCCAAAAGGAAATGTTACTAATGATTATTGAGGGGCAAAAAGAATTAAATGAAAGGATTGACTTGCTTCATGAAAAAGTTAATGCTAAAGTATCAAGACAAGAATTATTCGGTTGGATAGTAGCTATAGGTGCCTTATCTGCACTGGTTACTAACTTAATGTAAAGGAGACATTAATATGGATTGCTGTGGAAACGGGTGTTGCAACAACGGGGGATAAGTAAGTATTTAAGAATTTTAGCCGCCGTATGTTTAATATATCCATTACCGGTATATGCTAATGAAGGAGATACTGGTACTACTACTACCACTACTGTACCTACTACTACTACTACGACTATCCCAGGAGAAACCGAGGAAGTAGAAACTTTTGACGGGCCTTTAGAGGAAGAAGTAGAGGAAGAAACTGAGGAAACTACAGGTACAACAACTACTACTACCACTTCTACTACGACTACAACTGTGCCTACTTATGAACAAGCCACAGATATAGATTTACCTGAGGATCAATTAGATATTAATGGTGATGAAGTGGAAAACAATATAGTAATTAATAATCATTATGATGGTCAATTTGGTTGTACAGATTTTTGTATGAACTTACACTATATGCAACACGGTAACGATAGTGAGGATTATACATTTATATTACCAGAAACAACCACAGTAGATGAGGAAGAACTAGATATAGAGATATATGAAGTAGGTTTTACAATAGGTGCATTAAATAATGAAGGTACAGTTACCTATACTCATACAGATGAAACAACCCAAGAAAATGTCTTAGACGCCCAAAGTAATTCTAACTTACAAACCATGCTTGAAACAGTGGTTTATAATATTTACGATACACTAGACACCTTCATAGAAAGTTTTACAATAACCATTAATGACTGGTCATTGTTGGATGACATATCTTTTAAATATGTTATGCCTACAACTACTACCACTACTACTACAACAACTACAACTTTACCACCACCTCCTCCACCCCCACCTCCTCCACCTCCTGAACCCGAAACTTTTGTAGTAATATTGGATGATGGTTCTGAAGCTGAATATCAACAACATGAAATAGATGATGGTACTGTTGAAAGGGATAACCAAAGACAGGCTAATTTAGATACTTATGGTTGTGCATTAACGGACGAACAAATAGAACGAGGAGATTGTGATGTCGAAATTATTGAGGAAGATATGGAAGAAATCGGAGACGAGTTTTTTGATGATGTTGATATACCTGACTTTGTGGAAAATGAATATGAGGAGGAAGAGTTTATTGAGCTTACTGAGGAAGAGATCCTTGAACTTGAAAAAGAAATGGAACTTGAAGATAAAAAGCTGGAATTGGAAGATGAACTTGAAATCTTGGAATTTGAAAATGAAGAGGAGATTGAGGAATTTATTGAAACCTATGTTGAGATTGAGGAATTCTTAGAGGAGTTTGATGATTTTGAGGAAGAAGTTATTATACTAGAAATACCTGATGAAATCGAAATAATCACAGAGGAAGAGGATATTGATGATTGGGACACAGAGTTTGAGGAAATAGAGGAAGATGAATTTGTTGAGGAAATTATCGAAACAGAAATACCTATCGAAAAAGATGAGGAGGAAATTCTTGATATTGTGGTTGAGGAAAAGATTGAGGAATTAGAGGAAGTAATCGAAATAGAAATAGAGGAAGATTTATCAGATGAGGAAGTTGAAGAGGCCATTGAAGTATATGTGCAAGAACTCGAACCCGAGGAAGTTGTAGAAGTATTGGAAGAAGTTGTAGAAGTTGGTATAGAAAACTTAGACCAAGCTACAGAGGAAGTACAAGAAGTTATACAGGCAGTAGTAGAGGAAGCTATTGAGGATGTAGAGGATCTTACTGAGGAACAAATAGAAGTCGTAGCTGAGGTTTTAAATTTGGAAGAGAGTGAGGATGTTGAAATTATTGCAGAGGCTGTAAAAGATGATGAAGTAGTAGCGGAAGCAGTAGAGGAATATGTTGAAAGAGCCATAGAAAATAAGGATGTAGAGAATTATACCCTTGCTGATGTTGTTACAGAGGTGCAGTTTGAGACCTTCTTAGACAACCCAATAGAAACATTTGTAGATATAGATTTAGAGGAAATAAGTATAAGCACAATAGGAGATGACATGACCCAAGACCAAAAAGAAAAAGCCCAGGAAGTTGTGGTTCCTGTAATTTTGACTAGAATAGCTAGTATGTCGGCTTTTATATTTAGGAAGACTATATGATAAGTAAATTGTGGAATTGGTTTGTTGAAGCTATAAAAGAAACACTCAACCTTAGTTGGACTTTGGTTGGTTTAGTTATAGCCACACTTACCTTAACAGGCTCTGCCCAGCAAGTTACTGGATTAGCTACTATAATAACATTAGGTATATGGTTACTAACGATAAGCTTCCGAAAGTAAAGTGTCGGACATATAAACACCCAAATGGGTACACTAATGTATCTATTTGTAATTGTAAATACCCAAAACATTAGGAGTAATAATGAAAAAATTCCAAGTAGTAAGGTTAAGCAGTCAAGCTGATAGTACCTCAGGTGTTTTATTCTCAATTAATGATGATGGAACTAAATCTTTCATGTGTTATACATTAGAGGATGAACATAGAGATACTAAGGTATGGGGTGAAACAAGAATACCAGCAGGTACATATAAGTTAGAGCTTCGTACTGAAGGTGGTTTCCATAGTCGATATGTAAAGAAATATGGTTCTATGCACAAGGGGATGATTTGGGTAAAAGATGTACCTGGGTTTGAATTTATACTTTGGCATACAGGCAATACTGATGAGCATACCGCAGGGTGTCTTATAATAGGACAATCTCAAACAAGTAACTTAATAAAGCCAGACGGATTTGTGGGATCCAGTGTTTCGGCATATAAGTATGTCTACCCAGTAATAGCAAAAGCTATTCAAGAAGGTGGAGCAGAAGTTACTTATATAGACTATGATACCAATACCCATTGTTCAGCTAGTTGTAAAACAAAAGCACCTACTCGTAGATTTTTTAGTAGGCCTATCTAATGGCTAAATCAGAAATAAACCAAAAGATACCTTATGATTTATCTTTAGAACAATTCCAAAAAGCTACTGGTATTGGTGGTTTATGGTCAGTAGGTATAGACGGAACTGGATATATGTTATCCACATTAGAGGATGAAGCACCATTTGATTATAGGGCTTATACAGTTCAGTCTATACCAACTCAGAAACAAAAAATAGATACTTCTGCTGAGCCAGGTGAACAAACATTTGAGCAATGGTGGACTAGAGCCCAACACTCTTTCCATGAAGGTGCAGGTCAAGATGTATTTGACGCCCCAGGTTCTAATCGATTTTCTTTTAGGTCAAGTAGAGGTGTAGATATATGGACAGAAGGTCAGATAAGTTTATTGAAAGATACCGATAGTGTAGCTAATAGTACCGGTGATGACTTAAATTGGTTTGTGGCTGGTGGCTATCTATTTTATAGTAAAGATGGTTCATTATATAGAGGCACAACAGTTGATGGTAGTTTTACTGCAACAGATTTAGGTGGGCCTGGTAGTGGTCAAGATATAACTTCAATCACTACTGATGGTCAATTCGTTTATGTATGTTGGACAGGTGCAAATAATATAAGGAAAGCAGATATAGATTCCGGTAGCTGGTCTAGTGAAGGATCTTTAGCTAATAACTTAGACCCTGAAGTAATAGGTTTTGTTAAAGGTAGGTTGATTGCTGGTAAAGATGAAAAATTATATGAGGTAGATTTAACTACTACAGATGAGCCAGATCCTTTCTTTAAACATAGAACTACAGAATGGACATGGACTTCAATAACTGAGGCTGGTCCAGCTATTTATGTGTCTGGTTATGCAGGTGAAACTTCAGAGATTTACGCCACAAGATTGGATAGTCAAGACTTAGCTTATGCAAGTGTAAGTACTCTAGGTGCTCCTGTAAGTGTATATAAAGCACCAGAGGGAGAAGTTATACATACTATTAAGGGTTACTTAGGTAAAGCTTTAGTAATTGGTACAAGTAAAGGTATAAGGTTAGCTTCAATCATTAGTGAAACTGGTGGATTAGAAGTTAGTTCTTTATTGGTATCAAGTGATGAAGGTTTATCTAACCCAGTTAAATCTATAGAATTAGATGGTGACTATGCTTACTTTGGATGGACTAAATATGATAGCACTTATTCTGGTATAGGTAAAATTGATTTATCTACTACGGCTTTCTCTAGCCATTTAATGTATGCTATTCAAGGTGATGTAACCAGCATAGCTCAGTTTGGTGGAAGGTTATTATTCTCTGTAAATAATGTACCAAGTAGTGGCCACAGTAGAGTTATTAAAGAGCATGCCACTAACTATGTGGGTACTGGTGAATTAGAAACAGGCGAAATCAGATACGGTACATTTGAAGTTAAGACCCTAAGATATTTTGACGCCATGTTAAAAGGTAATGGTTTATTAGATGTGGATTTAAAAGCAGATATAACTGGATCCTATACTAATATTGTATCTAACTGGGAAGCTGACATAGAAGTAACCGACCGAGTTTACGGTATTATTGAACAAAATTTAGATGATGATATATCAAGGTTTGAATTAAAACTAACCCTAAAAACTTTAGTTTCTACTGCCACACCTAAGTTATTAGAGTGGCGTTCAAGAGGTGAACCTAAAGTACAGGGAAGGTATAGGTACTTTGTTCCTATAATGTTATATGATACAATGATAGGGAACAATGGCCAAGCATTTGGTTATGCTGGCTATAGCCAAGAAAAGTTAAATGAACTTACGAATATCTATAGGAATGGTAAAAGAATACAATTCCAAGATCCCGGAAGTCATTTACCTAACGGCACACCATCGGTGACGGTGAGAATTGAGGATTTACAATTCAAATCGTGGGCGCCACCGAGCGGATATGAAGGACCAGGAGGTATAGCATTAGTGGTGATGAAGGAAGAATCCTAAGTACTCCACAGAGTACAAGTCCAGATATAGATGAACATATAAAAAGTCTAGGTCTGGATCCAAAAGACTACCATATTTTAGACCCAGTTGAAGTAAGAAGCTGGGATACAAATATGGGTGATAGTGTAGAACGCCTACATTATTACAAACTTAAATTAATCAGAAAAATCCCAGAGAAAAAGGATTACTATGATGATTTAATCAAACAAGTAAAAACCCATAAGCCTACAAAGAAAGTTGCTAAAGGTGATTCCACATTTGTGGTTGCCTTATCTGATTGGCAATTAGGTAAATCTGATGGTAAAGGTACAAAGATGATTACCAAAAGAATACTAGCCATGATAGATGGTGTAACTAAACAAATAGAGGAACTCAGAAACTCTGGCGAAAAGATTGATGAGTTATATATTGTAGGATTAGGGGATATAGTAGAAGGTTGCGAAGGTCATTATGACATGCAGACTTTCTCAGTTGACCTAGATATGAGAAGCCAAGTTAGATTAGCTTGGCAACTACTTATCAAATGCTTAGAGGCATGGTCACCTTTAGTAAATGATATAAGGGTATCATGTGTACCAGGAAATCATGGGGAAGTAAGAAGGAACGGAAAAGCCTTTACTACTTTCGGTGATAACTGGGATGTCCATGTATTTGAAATACTAGAGGCTGTATTATCCCAGAACAAAAAAGCTTATGGTCATGTTAAGTTTGAAATACCTAACGATGAATTAGTTATGGTAACAAAGATACGAGGAAACAAATTTGTATTTGCACATGGTCATCAGTTTAGAGCTGGTGGTACAAATAGTTTTGATAAACAAAAGAAGTGGTTGGCTTTACAGTCATTAGCCAAACTACCTTCAGATGGTTGTGATGTAATCTTATCAGGTCACTTTCACCATTTGTCTGTGGTACAAGAATATAATACCTTATTTCTACAAGCACCGTCTATGGATGGGGGTAGTAGATGGGCTGAGAATACTCATGCTTTAGTTTCGGATCCCGGAACATTGACTTTCTTAGTTACTAAAAATAAGGTCAGTAAGATTGAGGTTATTTAAGGGGGTGAAATAATGGTTGAATATAAAGACATGTTAGAAAAAACACTATGGACCTTCGTGGAGGCGTTCATTGGTGCTTTAGTCGTTGCTCCTCTCGTAGGTGTAGAAGCTGAAACAATACAATTGGCTGCTATATCTGGAGCAGGTGCGGCACTTGTTGTCGTTAAGGAATTTGCCAAAGCAAAGATTTCCTAATGCCAAAAAAGAAAAAGAAAAAGAAACGATATTAAGAAAGGCCCCTTAATTGGGGCTTTTCTATAAACCGTGTTTAGCTAAAGTTACAATCGCCTCTTCCGGTGATGTAATTACAGCAGAGATCCCGCCGTCAGCAGTAATCCTATCTAAAAATAATTCTTGTTTAGGACTAAGGCCATGAGTACCATCATGTCTTTTAACTTCAAAAGCCACAAATCTCCCAGAGATACATCCTATTATATCAGATATACCACCACCTTGTGTAGCATTACCATGTATTTTAATCCATGTACCACCATACTCTCTAAGTGTGGATAGTATAGCTCTATGGATTACACTTTCTCTTGCACCCATTATTTCTCCTTTATCATAAATGTTTTAAGGGATAACTCACACCTGTGCGAGGGGCTTACACACATGGCTTGTTTGGAGTTTTCAAATTCAATTATTTTGAGTGGTTGTTTACAACCTTTGCAGTTTCTTAATTTAAACCCCCTTTAAGTGAAAAGAGTGGGTTACTTGGCGCATGTAACCCACTCTAATATTGCTACGAGAGAGGAGGTAGCAATATAATTATAACTCTATACTTGGACTATTGTCAACTGGTGTTTCAGATAATAAATCCCTGCTAAATACATCATTAACTTCGGACCTTTTTTGATTATCCCATTCACCATCAACTATAGATAAAGCACATGTTCTACCATTTAATTTATCTAATGGTATATCCATTGCACCTTCGCCGTTAATAGGTACACCACATGCTTCTAAAGTATTTCTAAAATTCCACAATGATTGTGGTAATAAGACGGTATTATAAAAGAACTTCTGTCCATTAAATTCGCCTCCGTCTATTTGAAATACCCATACTACCATTGGGTTACCAGCTTTAGAAGTTTCAGCTTTAGCCTCTACTACTTTGGCAGGGTAATTACCTTCAGGTATTACGACTTTCTTTTTTCCTTCAACGCCAGTAAAATCTACGGATAGTTTTTTCTCGCTTTGAATATTTACTTCTCCCATTTACTTACCTCCTAATTTGTTAAGTATCTTTGGAACTGTTACATTGTATGCCTGGTTAGGCAATACAGGATCATCACCAGTTGTAAGTCTTTCACCTACTAAGGCTCTTGCACTTCTAAATTCCATACCATACATTACATCTGGTACTGCATCTATTGGTGCGCCTGCTGGTATATCACCTTCTTCAACAAAAGTTCTGGCTATAATATCTGGCATTTCGCAGAGTGTTGACCTAATTGAGGGCGACACATCTGGCACAATGTCAGGACCTGTGAAGTCTTTATCTTCCTTCAAGTACCTTTCTTGTGCTACATATATTAAGTTCATACCTTTTGTCCTACATGTTGCAGATAGTTCTTCCATAAACTCGTTCATGGATTGACCTAATCTACCCCAACTTTGCATAGTTGGATTGTTTGGCATGCGTTCTGTATCTCTACTTTCCTCATCTTTAAGGATGTATCTCATACAAGTACGGGCCAATGCTGTTACTGTATCAATAACCACTGTCTTTCTATCGTGGTCACCATACTTTAGGTAATACAAAAAGTCATAGGCATTTGCCCATGTAACTTTCTGAGGTTTACCTTTCTTATCTACGGGAAACAGTTGTAAATCTGGTATATCTCTTACCGTCATCATACCTGGTTCAGCCATAAACAGAATTGGTTTTGGACCAGAACAAGCAAATCTAGTCTTACCAGTTTTCTGCTGACCATATACACACATGTGTAATGATTGGCCAACTTTATCTACTGTAGATACTTGTCCTTGTATTTCGGCTAATCTAGCTTCGTCCATCTTTCACCTCCTTGGTGTTATATCTTTGTTTTCTTATCTGACCTGCTTGTGGTGATCCCATCAAATCAGCATTACATAAATCCTGAAATGAGCAATCCCAATCACAAGCTTTGGAAAGAACTCTAAAATAAGCCAAGTCATCTTTACTATCCATAAAGTTAATCATTGTAGCCGTGCTATATAATTCACTTATCATGGTATCAGTAACTAACTTTGGCTTAGATATAGTTATCCTCTTATAAAAGTTAGAACTGGATTTAAGACTTTCTAACCATGCGGCTAACTCATCTGTCATCTCCAAATCATTTTCCTCTATAAAATTTTTAAGAGTAGGATAATCTGTTTCTATCTTTACCTTAGACATACGACCAGACTTGGTCATACGAGGTACTGTAGGTGGTTTAGTACGAATATAATTAAATATAAATTGGTCTACTTTTATATCCAATTCATTTAACGCCCACAAATATAATGTGGATTGTATATCTGTATTTCGCCACTCAGTATCTGGTAAAGTTTTATTAGATTTATGGTCCCAGCAACTAACTGTACCATCTCTCTTATCTCTTACAATCATATCTGGTTTGAATTTAAAATTTAAACCACCAGTAATGGTTACTTCAAACTCTTCCTCTACTGATATAATTTCTAGGTTCTTGTCTTCCTCTTCCCAGAAGTCCATATAACCATTCATTAATCTAGCAGAGATACCAGGTAAATCACCATAGTGTTCTTTTTCCTCAGTTAGAAAACCATTAAACTTGTGTGTTAATTCACCATAAGTTTCTAACCAATCCTCACCTTTGTAATGTGCTTCCAACATAGAGTGGATCCAATTACCTAAAGCTAATGGTACTGATTTTCTAACCGGCTCTAATCCCTCAATATATTTATATTCATATTGTTTAGGACAGCGCCTAAAGGTCTTTAATTTAGATTGTGATATATTCATCACTACCTCCTCTAAATCTATTATACTATGTTCGGACTATTTGTAAAGTTTCTGCACCTTCTGACCAATAGTCACCTACTTGAACATCAGCCACAATAGGTACTCTGAGTTCAAAGTCATAAGGTTCTATGATAGGGTTTTCCATAATTCTTACTATTTTCTCTATGGATTCATTAACTTGGGATTCGTGAATAAGAAGTAGTAAGGAATCATGGACTGTCCCTATCAAATTGTTTAGGAAATCATCTCTTAATTCATTTAAGGTCATTAACATTAGGTCACTCGCCAACGATTGAACTGGTGAGTTGATAGCCTGCCTTTCAGCTTGGGCTCTATAATATTCATTGGAAGAATGGATGTCATTTAATACTCTCAATCTACCTAATGGATTCATTACATAACCTCTGCGTTTGACTGTATCTCTCTGCCTTTGGTGCCATTCAAGTAAAGCTGGATAAGTGTTAAAGAATTTCTTTCTGGTTTCTTTTGCTTCTTCCAACGATATACTTAGACCAAAATTATCTCTTGCATATACCTTAAACTTCTCAGCACCCATACCATAAACAAAACCAAAGTTAACCGCTTTAGCTTTCTTTCTTTCCTCTTTTTCTGGAAATTCTTTACCAGTCATGGCTTGTGCAGTTATCGTATGTATGTCAGCATTACTATGAAAGGCGCTTAAAAGTGCCTTATCGTTGCTGTAATGCGCCACTAAACGCAGTTCTACTTGTGAATAATCAACTTCAATAACCTTATAATCTTTGACCCCACCAATAAGACCACGGATAAATTCATCTCTAGGTACTTGTTGTAAGTTAGGATCCGAACTAGATAGTCGCCCAGTTACAGTATGAAATGGTTTAAAATTGGTATGTAAACGATAATTACTATCCATTCTTTCTGACCAATTATCAAAGTATCTTGATTTATAGCCAGCCCAATGTCTAAACTCTAACACCTTATCAACTACACCTGATTGATCCATATCCAATAGTCTTAACAATACGGATTCAGCAGTAGAAGGTGAACCAGATTTTGTACTCTCTAACATAGGTAAACCTAACTCTTTATACAATAGATTACCTAATTGTTTAGGACTACGAGGGTTAACTTCATAACCTATAATATTCATTAGGTCAGTCTTAACTCTTTCCACTTGTTCTAAAGTTTCATCTTGCCTATTGTGAAACTTGGTACTATCTACTGGCATACCATTAATTTCCATATCAGCCAAGTTTCTATAAGCTGGCATTAATATATCAAAATATAATGGATTAGATATATGATGATTACCTCTATTGGATTCACTACCTATAAGATTTCTTTGTGCTAACCATATTTGGTAAGTGTATAGCACATCATAAGCACCATATTCAAATAGTTCTTCCTTAGTCATTTCATAAGGATCTTTTGATTTCATCAAATGTTTCCATGGCTCTGCACCTAAGTATTTAATAGCCAAGGTTTCTAAATCTTTCTTGACATTTTCATCAAGGACATATTCAGCACCCATCGTATCAAAACTAGGAAAGTATTCTTTACCATACTTAGCTTTGATGGCTTTATAATCAAACTTACCGTTCTGCATAATCCAGTATTCTACTTTATCTAAAATAGGATATACCATTTCCCAGTAACTGTGTTGCATTTGGTACTTATAATCTTGGTGATATAAAGGTAGCACAAATGCAGTTTCACCATCAAAACTAAATTGTATGGTCACAATGTTAAAAGAAGGATTAAAGTAATCACCTAATCTTTTCTTGTTATCAGTTGTGGTTTCTACATCTAAAGCCGCAGTCTTTTTAAATGCCTGTTGGGCTTCATAAACTTTGGAAACACTATCTATAACTATGGTATTAGACATGTATTCCTTTCTGTACTTTGTCATACAGGGTTTTCAAATTCATAGGCTTAAAGAACTTATCCCTCTCAATATATAAACCAAAAGGTAAGTCTAAATCCCTTAGCTCGTTCATGCTAAATGGACCGAACTCACCATCTGGTACCATTTGAGAACGAACAAAGCCATAAGCTCTATCCTCATCTTTATCTAACTCCATAAGATACCAAGTAAAACTACCTGTTGGATCAAAGAACTTGGCTGTAACAGTCTGTTCTTCCATTGATAAGTTATCACCATAACCTAATTCAGGTGTATCTTTTAATATCTTTTTGGTTAACATCATTTGTCGTTTTGGCATTAAAATACTCCTTCCATATCTTTAGCAAAACCATGTAAAGAAAATATGGTATGGGTAAAAGATCCCCATTTTATATTATCTTTATTTTGTTTGTTGTATTCCAACATAAACTTACTTCCATAAGCTACTGCCAATACAACATCTTTGGCCCAGTGTTTATAAAAATCACAAGACCTCATTATATAATTCATATATAATTTGTCATACCTAATAGCCATGTGATAACCAATAGAACAAGGCACTCTTTTACCATCTTTTCTACTGTCTGTATCTTGGGGCCACCAAATTGGTATGTATAGTTGTCGGCTATCTCTATTCTTAGTAGCCGCCGCAACTATTCTATCCATGTTATACTCTAATCTTTCAGGATATGAATAAGAGAACTTACCACCATGAATAAACTGTGACCAGTATTCCTCATCATGTTTATAAGCATTACCAGGATTACCACCTGTATTTAATCTCTCAAACAATTCCTCTTTTAGATAATCACCATCTAAGTTATCTAAACCAAACTTCCATATATCACTACCCATATTTTTATGGCTAATGCTATACTGGTAGTTTAATAACTCGTGGGTCATATAACCTTTGTCTTTGCTCACATCCATATCTTGTACAGATTTGGATTGATAAATTAAAGCCAATTCTTTTAGGTCTCTAGTTATCTCGTTCTGAGCTTGGTCGATAGATATAAAATATCTCATCTTTCCTCCTTCGATTTTAATTTAATTAATCTGGCTTCTACATAGACTTGGATGTCGATTAGTTTTTCCTCATCATCAACCTTGTCTATCTCATCTAACCATTCATGAAGGTATCTCATTTTCCTCCTTCATCTCATAGAAACAATGTTTGCAGAATTCCCATTTAGGATCCCAATAATTGAAACACCTATCACAAATCATACATCCAATCCTTCTAATTTATCTAATGTTAGATTATTCACTTGAAGGCTAGGCTTTTGCTCACCTCTCTGTGATAAATCCCACATTGTTCTTACTCTACGAAAAGGCCCATAGATTTCTTCCTCTATAGTTTTACCTTCTCTTTCATATCGTAAAACCGTGTCATGCCATTTTTGTATTCTTTTAGCTGTGGGTGTATTTAATTCTAAAACCTGTTCAAACAAAAAAGGTTCAGAATATAACCAAGGTAATGTTTTAAAAGCATGTACCTGTGCCACATCTATTTTCCATACAAAACTTATATTATTTGGATTACCTATTTCATTGGCTAAAGCCGTAGCTAATGCTATGTCTAAGCCAGATATGTAACCTATATAAGTAACACGGCTATGAAACACTAGGGTAGGTTTAATGTGTGAATCCAACTGACCTCTAAAGGTAGCTGATAACAGACAGTTACCCCATTTGTGTTTCTTAGCCGACCTTTTATTACTTCGGAATTGCATTTCAGTTACAATTCCATTCGCACCTACATTAAAATATATTTCTCTGGCAGCCCGAATAAACCGAGAAGTTACTTCGGGATCCAGATAGCTACGAATAAGATTAGTCCATCTACCTTGTAAGAACCATAGCTTATGACCAATATCAAATGTGTTCATTAACCTATTGGCTCTTAGGGTTACATCATACATATTTGTACCAATTCCCATACTATGACCTACTTCAGGTTCTAAGATATGGGTTTTGGTTGCCATATAATGTAAGGCACTTGCCTCATCTACTCTAATATCCACTGTCCTGTCTGAACTTATTAACTTCAGCCTTTCTAAAGTAATACTCCGCAAAGCTATCAAAATCAAAGCCGGAAGTTATTAATAATTCTAGGAAAAAGTGGAAGGTGTCTGCTAACTCCTCTTTATAGTGGACTTCATCAGTTTCAACTGCATCACTTTTCCATGGTTTATTCTTTAAACAGTTGGTGGCTTCAGATAGTTCCTCAACTACTCTATAAGCACACTCCTTTAGTCGCATTTGTACTAACCTGTCATTTAGTTCACCAAAGTTTTCTGGTAAGACTACATTACCACCGTTCTTAGCTTCAATTTCCTCATATTTATTCATAAGGATCTTTTGTCTATTGAACATGGCTTCTAATAAGTCTCCACCATACTCTTCCTTAATTATTTCCAGGTCTACATCCTGAAAATCATTTACATTAACCATCTATTATCTCTCCTTCGCTAAGATTACTTGGCCAAATAAATGGTGCAATAATCTCAGGCATATTATGGTAGTGTTCGTTATTTATACCTATACATTTCTTTATATATCTTTCCACAAAGTCATTAGTGCTACCTTTATAACTATAAGGTGCAACTTTAAATTGAGCCCATGATTGTGGATCACCTGAATTTAAGATGGTAGCCATAAGTCTATACATTAAGGCATAACTCATAACTAACATGTCATTTTGCATGGCAGTATCACTACCATCTGGTGTTAGTTCAACACCTTTAACAACAGGGCCTTCTTGCAAACAGAATAAAAAGAATAGGTTATCATATTCTCTGAATTTTATCCATTGATCCGCAAATTTAGAATTTCTAATCTCACCGTTTCTAAATATACTTGCATAAATTGGTTCAGAGATTTCTGGTGTTCTATCTAATATGTATAGAATACCCTCTTTCTCTTCCTCATGCCAATGGTCTAGTAGCCAATACTCCCACTCATCTTGCCAGCCTTTAGAAACTGAAGCCGGGGATTTAACTATATGGACTACATCTGAACCTAACCAATTCTGTACTGCATTGGCTAGTGTTGATTTACCCGAATTATCGGGACCTTCAAGAACAATCACTCTACCTCCTCTAGTATTATATCTTGTTTATTAATTGTATCATTATTTTCTCTGGTTACAACGAGCAAAGCCGGATTGTCTTTTATTAATTTTTCCAGATCCTGCTTTTCTTTCAGGGTGTCTATAACCAGATAATCTACACTCTTTTCCATACACATGTGATAGAAAGTAACAGGGTTTTTCTGACCCTCTCTATCTATTCTACCTCGTGCTTGGAAGTAGTGAATCCAACTAAAGTCGGTAGAAAAGAAAATGGCATGATTACAAACATGTTGTAAACCATCTAATGCCTCTGCTGAGGCTATCTGAATTATTAAAGGCTTCTCACCTTTCCAACTCTTTGATATTTCACCGCGCCTTTTAGCTGATACGCCACCCTTAATTACATAAGGTGTATTAAACGCCTCTTGTAATGCTTGTATTTCGGCTTTAAATCTAGCAAATATAATGACAGGTTGTCCTGCCTCTGTTAGATTTTCAGCCAAATCTTTTGTGTATTCAACCTTTCTCTCATTGAATAAAACTGGATTACCATTCTCATCTGCTGTAGTATGGCCAGTCATCTGTTGCATACGAAGTAATTTGGTTAGCACAATATTAGCAAATATGAGTTGCCTATTGTGTACCACCATACCATCCTGACTAAATCTTTCATAACTTGCCCATGCAGTTGGATCCCAAACTATTGGTATTTTAATATCTGTTACTTTTGGTAAATCTAAACAATCCTCTTTTCTTGCGGTTGATACATAAGGTTTATATCTCTCACCTAACTCATCAGCATTTCTATAACCAAGTAGTTCATAGCCAGACTTACCACCAAATATACCATATCTATGTCTAAACTTTGTCCAACTTTCACCGTCCCATATCTCTGGGCTAATACATTTAAGTTGGCTATATAAATCTAATAAGTTCTTACCAATTGGTGTACCAGTTAATAGCAATACAAACTTGGCTTCAGCACATAACTTGTGTGCCTGCCTACTTCTTTGTGCGGTAGCTGTCTTAACTTTCTGGCTTTCATCTAATATGATTAAATCTGGATCCCACTTTTTAAGTTCATCAAAGATAGGTTGAGTACCATTTCTACGAATAATAGCCTCATAATTAAATACCGCTATATCTACTTCATAAAAATGATTACCTTGTTTTGTGGTCTCTACCCAGTCAGCAAATGCCTTCGCTTTATCAAGTGAAGTACCAGTATCTGGTCTCACCCATATATCTGCTACATTAGGACTGTGATTTCTAAACTCTTTTGGCCAAACAGATAAAGCATTGATAGGACACAACACCAATATCTTTTTAATCTGGTCTCTTTGATGAAATGCACCAACAGTATCTACGGCTATCTTTGTCTTACCAGTACCGGGATCCATAAATAAAGCATGGCCTTGTTCAGAATTAAATATCTTTTTCAAGGCGTTAGCCTGATGTTGATACGGTTTTGTTTTAAACTCGTATTTCATCTGGTATAACCATACCTACCATAGTAATTAGCAATCCTTTCATGATAAGGTCTTACACAAGACCAACATACTACAAAATCAGATAGGTGTTCGCTATCACACCGAATACATATATTGGCATGTAACGCCGCAAACTTTCTGTCTTTATACCTTTTTACTTTTGGTTTAACACCTGTATTATTCCATACCATCAAACATCTCCTCCCAACATTTCGGGTGAGTACCCGTCATTATTTGTTCTCTCTCATCTGGATCCAGATAAGGAAATATATCTTGTATGAGTGGTCTGGGATTTCGTTGCCATCTACGCCAATCATTTTCTTTTACGCCTTTGACAATACCAGTTTCTTTGCACATAATACAAGGTGGTGTTTCTACACTAATTTCTCTAAGCATATCTATCACGGGTTTCTATAACTTTGACTTGCCTTTCTATCACGGTAGTTTTACCGTTTTGAAAAGCCTGCATGTGTATTTTGGCTTCATCATAGCTATAGCCATTTTGAAGGCAATACCACAACTGCATTATTATTTCAGTTTTTTCCTCGCTTGAATAAGCGGTAGTCATTGTTCTCTCTCTTTCTATCCGTTAATTCGGAATATCTTACTCTTTCCTTCTTGTTCCATAGTTACTGTACCATCAGCAAGTAACTTGGTCATAAGTTGTCTTAATTTCTTTTCGCCCATGCCTGACGCCACTTTTAATTCAGTCATAGACATTGGTTTTGAAGCTAGGAGCGAAAAGACTTTGGCTTCAGATCCAACTACTCCTTCCGCATCCCAGCTATAATCTATCTCACCTATATCACCCATAGTGAGCTTAAAGGCTTGTGGTGGAGGGGCTAGCCTCTCTCTAAACTCCCGTTCTACCACAATAGTTGATGAGCCATCATCATTTGGAGTTGCCTCTAAATATAATGCACTCTCTAACCAACCATAGATAGTTGTAGAGCCAAGCAGTTTTACACCGCCTTGCTTTCTACCTTTCTTATCACTAGAGCCTTTACCCCAGTGATGAACAACCATGACCGCCACATCATAGTTATTTCTTAAACCTAATAACCAACTTAATATTGGTCTTATTTCATGAGAGGAGTTTTCATCTACTGCTCCCATCATCAGATAGAGAGGGTCAAAAACTACGAGCTTGATCCCCTCCCTACTGATTATCTGTTCAATCGCCGTGCGTGAATCCTGTTGTGTCATGTCAAACCCGAAGTCATTATAAAAGAACATGGGTACATTAGTAGGCCAAGTAACCGAGAGAGTATTGTCCTTATCTAAATTAAATGCTCCTTTCAATAACCCTTTCGAGTTTGCCATCTTGACAATTCGGTCTTTGAGAAGGGCGGGAGAATTTTCAACTTGAACCACCAAAGTAGGCCCTACACCCTTCTCATTGACCTCAAACTTATTCATAAATGGTGTACCTGTTGCAATGGATAAAGCTATATCTGTGGTAATTAATGATTTGTAGGACTTGGGTAATCCTGCTATAATACCATGACTACCCATCGTCCACCAGTCCTCAACTAACCATTGAGGTTCATCGATAACCGAACCAAGTAACTCACCATAAGTTACGAGTAACGGTTTCGATTTCTTATACGCAGTATCCAAAGGGGGATTCGGATCCTGTTCTACTGTTCTAGCCGCTTTTTGTACTTCGTTCCACAAAATCTTATCTCCATCAGGTCTATCTTTAAATTTATTCCATACTGTGTAATACACCGTAATATATACATCTTCCTTTGCCATGCCTACTTCCAACAGCATATTTTCTAATTCCCATAATCTCTGGCTTCTATCACCCCATGCCTCTTTTGCTATTAATAACCTTCTACCTCTTGGATCAAGTAAGGCATACGCCTTTTGTATGACACTTTCCTTTACATAATCCTCAGCAGGAGGTGGTGTATTATCATCATGGTCAAGTGTCTTACCCTCATCATCAATGTAACCTACATACTTCCATATCTTACCTATATCATGAACTGGGCCATCATCCCACAAGAGTTTTACATCGGGTGTATCCTCATATTTATAATTCTTTGTGCCTGGTATCCTTAGAACTTTTGTAACAGACCAGCCACCTTTATCTGCACCTATCTTATATGTTAATAATTGATTGGTTCTCTCTAAGGATTTAACAGCCATCTCTTGACTTAACTCCCATAATGCTTGGTATCTACCAGGACTGCTTTGCCAGGCAATGGTTGGTCTGATTTCGTTAGATAAGTCCAAAGGAGACACTTCGTCCAAATCAGCCCATAACCATTTACCTGGTAAAGCATTTTCTTTTCGCCTTGCGCCACTGAAACTTAATACTGAAAAATATATATCGGCACCATCTGGGATCCGTTGCATTTCTCCGGATAATTGTTCATGCCATGTGCCATTTAGCATGTAAGGTATAAAAGTTTGACCCTTATTGAAAGCCCAAACTTTCGATAAAAATTCTTGGTTCATAATTCTCCTCTTGTAGCAGATAGCCTAGAATAAGTGGAGCTTAGACTAGGCTATTACTGCGCCATCTGAAAATATCAGATAAAATAATTCTACTATATTGGATTATTTATGCAAACACTAAAGCCATGGAGCTTCAGGATCCCAGCCATCATCAAATTCATACGGTTCGATAACTGGTTCACTTTCAGGTTTAAAGTTGTGCATAATCCAATCAATCATATTACCATCCGCTCTTATCATGGTAAATCTCTCGTTGGTTATCTCATCTTTGATAAGGATCTCGAACCTATTGTCCGAGTGCATGATTATTTCTAAGCCATACTTCCATGTATTGAGATAGGCTGATCCTCTTTCTGTACCCGTTCTTGTTACAGCTTTATTTGACCTATCGCCTGTTGCTTCTACTCTGACACCTGCCATATTCGTAGTATAGCTAACCGTATCATATATCCCGACCTCTGGATAAGATAAATAAAAAAGAGAGGCACAATTAAGTACCTCTCTTAAATATTAGGCTGGATAGTTTTCGCCGCTATCAGCAAATCCTATAAAGAAACCCTCCATATATAGTTCAGGGTTTTCATCCATCCATTGTCCGACTTCTGTAGGTACTAAATCTTTAATACCTTTTCTATCGGCCATATTGATTACGCCGGAATCTCTTACCGTTGTTAAACTGGCTAAGACATTGGTCGGGATCAATATTTTACCGTCCTCATTTTTCTTTGGTTGTTCACTCACAAGTGACCTCACCTTTCCTGTTTAATTTGATAGAACCATAAAAATTTCTTTTCTCATAAGGGTTTGGCCCTACGAAAAGAAACGGTCCATATAGTTCTACATTTTCCTTTGTTGCTGGACCTGTAAATTCGTTTCCGAACATACTTGTGGCTTCCATGCCAACTTCACCACCGCTTTTTAAGTGTTCCTTAATCTCTTTTTTAGATTTGGCCCTTCTAGCGGTGTTGTTTTCATGTATCCATATTCCATACATTATATATCTCCTCTATTACAATCAAAGCAAAGCCTATCCCTATCGATAGGCTTTACTTGATGGCATTGCCTACATGTACGGTCCTCATAATACCGTTTACTGTAGCTCATGCCTAATCCTTCTCCACAAGTTCTACGAATATATTTTGCCTAATACATAACTCCATTAAGTCCTGTATAACCTTATACTCATAGTTTGCGGATTTCTTATTGACAATCTCCCAAACTTCGCCATTTTGTCGGATTGTCATTATTCCTCCTCAGCCTTAATGCCTTCTTCTCTCAGCTGTGTAGCTTCCTCTTGTGAAATCTCGGCTATCTCGGCTAACTTCTCGTAAATAGTGGCGGTAACAGCTCTCGCCCATGTACCTCTACCTGATATCCAGCTATGTTGTCCGATGTCAGCATTTATATTGCCTGCCATCCACATTAACATATCCTTGTTATCAATAGCATCCATGTGTTCGACTGCCTCACCATCAATAAATATGGTAGACTTATAATCTCCACCACTATAATGGCGTTGATTTAGGTGTTCTATATCAGAATCCTTTAAGCCAATGACTGATCCCCAACGGACATAGTCCTTTAATGAGAATAAGTCGTGACCACTACCAAAGATAAGGGCGTTCTTTGGCCCTTGAGAAATCAGAGCCAAAGCTTTCGCCTTATCTATTTTCACGATACCTCGACTTGGGCGTCTAAGGTATTGTGCTTGGCGATTGTGTCGCCGTTTTGGATATTTACAAGGATGTATATACCACTATCTAAGTCCTCATTATCTATAAATAGGTCGAACTCAGAGCGGGCAGTAGCTTCCTCGATAAACTCCATCTGTAGGGAGACTTTTATATCTCCGTCCATCCAATTTGTTAGTCGGATGATGGCATAGTTCCTTTTCATAACTATACTCCTCTCTAATCAGGTCATACTCGGCGTGTCATCAGGCATTTAGTAAAACACCTTTAAAACCGGCATTTTTTCACCGTCTGTCGCAAGGCGATACTCGGCGACTAACCGTTTTAGTGCCTTGATATCACTTGGTATGACTTTTCCGTACACCTTTCGCTGGGTGTTTTTCAGCAGGTCAAGACTAGGTCTCAACCTATTTTCCATAGTTTCAACAGGAATAATCGTTACTCCTGATTCCCTATCATGGAAAGTTTCATCAAATGCCTCTGAGCATAAAAACTCGGTAACATAAGGGCCATCGTGGTAATATTCTGTAAATATCACCTCTTTATCGGTCGTTATTAACCGGATCTCCATACTCATCGGCAATTCACCAAACTCAACACGGTAGGGGAAGTTATATCCCTATAGGGATATATAACTTCAACCCTGCCGAGTTTCATAGATTTGGTGCGGTCGATAAACTTGACAAACAAATCCATGGGTGCTAGGGTGATCCCATGCTTAAAATTGCGATTAACCAAATTCATAGGATTCTATCTCCCGGAATCGAGTGGCTCGACAACTCTTACCTGAAATGGATTCACCGTAGCTCTGACACCTCTGTATTCCTCAGGGTTGCTGTCGCTATCGGTCACCATAATCTGGATCGTTTTAGGGTTTTTCTTAGTAATTCTGGCATACATCACCAAATCACCATCACCCGAAACTACGCAAGGATCACCAACCTTCAAGCTTTTCTTATGGGCAGCCTCAAGGACTTTCAAATGGTTAAAAGCCGTTTTATTCATCTCTCGGACTTCCTGCATATCGGTAAGTTGAAGGATCGCATCCTTAATTTCACTGGAGTTCATATATCACCTCCCTCCAATCTTATAACTATACCTGCTAAGGTCAACTTCGCAGGCATTACATAAGGTTCGATAGATACCAAACCCTAGTAAAGCTTCATAAATAGGTGCATTACACCTACGACACCTTTTAGCCACTGCTTTCATACAAATTCCTTCGGTTATATTCTCTTTGTACCGCTCTTATGGCAGCAAAACCTGTTTTATCGGTGTGTGCAAGGCGTTGCTTATGTTCATCCTTGCTGGCTTTTCTTGATTTCATCATCTTCCTTGCTTGTGCAGGTCGAATGGGCGATTTACGGTATAAATCGCAGGAGTAACAGTTACATGACCTACGCATGGTGATTACTCTTGGGTTTAACTGGCTTAACTCGTACTGTACCGTAGGTACAACGATTACAATGTACCATTACCATAGTTTTTGATTTGGCATTGGACATGATACCTAAATTGAATAGGGTACCAGTCGCACATTGCGGACAATCTGGCATAACTACCTTCTTTCTCTCTCTTATACTACCATTATAGCAGATTTGGTCAGTCCTCGCTACCTTAAATAATTAGGGCTCACCGTATCGGCGATATACTCCACTCACAGGATCATTTTAGAAACAGAGTTTGGCTGGAGGTATTTATCAACAGGGCTGTTCACCTCCAGCCTCACTCTTGCTATCTATTCAGCCTTTTTAGGCTTGATATAGTGGTCTTTGGCTGCCTTGACTTGCTTGTCGGTCAAGTACCACCTAGAGTTCTTGGCGTCTAAAGGTCTTGTGTAATTGGTTCGTAACCAAGCACGGAGACTTTTAGGACTTATATCCAATTCCTCAGCTAAATCTGTTGGCGTAACTCCTGTCATTGTGCCTTCTGCGGCTTTTTTAACAGGTGCTTTTGCCTTAACTGCGGTTGCGTTCATGGATTCACCTCACTTTCTTTATTCTATGGTATAATTATAACACACCAAGGCGCCTAATGCAACTAAATGGCAGCCTTATTTGATGATTTTTATCCAGGCTTTTGGCATGCCTCATCCAGGAATGCACCTGCATACGATTCCTGAATACCTGTTATTCTATAAGCCATTGTGGTATTTCGTGAGCATAGGCGGATCCTTGAGGTACCACCCGGAATACATTGGGTCAGGTTCCTTGTGGCTGGCCGTATCATGCTCTTTGAAAGGAATAGATAGGTACCGCACGGAACCGTATGGAACCTGCCGTATCATCGAAACCGGGAGGAACCGCCCACCACAAAAAGAAAGAGGATGGAACCGTAAGGAACCACCCTCCTTCTTAATCATTTACCTGCGGAATAGCATGGCCCATGTGTTGGCACCTAGGAGGAACCATATCACATCTACCATGACCATCTCATAAATTAATACATCCATGAGAACTCCTTTCAATAGATAGCTTATACATAAGGAGTGTGTTAGTTCTGTTCACAAGTCAACACACACAACTCGGAGGCTTAGTCAGTCAGTCCTTAGACGGCGCTACTTCTTAACGAAGTGCTTACGCACATCTGCAACTACTTTCGCAGTTAAGAACTCATCCCATGACTTGGACTTATTCTCCAAGTTACGAGTATGATTTCTACGCAGATAGGCACGCAATGTCTTAGGACTAATCTCTAACTGTTCGGCTAGAACAGTAGCAGTTAGTTTAGACATAACTACTCTTTCTACCAGTTACTTCTGTTTCACTGGGTTATAGATAGCAAGAGCGAAAGAAAAGATAATTAGTTTTTTCATTTTAATTCTCACTTTCTTTTTCTCTTAATTAATCATATCATACCTACAGAATTGCAAATATAATTTATAATTTATTTTCTTTAAGTTGATTATGTTTTTCAGAATGTTCAAAAAAACTTTTGATTTATCAGCAGAAAAAACAGCTAAGACTTTAGTTTTGACTAAGCTTTTAAATTTCTTTTAGTGTAGGCTAACTGTATCAGCCTCGGGGTAGATCCTGGATTTTGGTTGACATATAGCGAGGTGCCTACTAAGCTATTGCTAGTATAGTAGGACTTATCCTCTCATAGCTTTCTCAAATAAAAGAAAGTGAGAGAGAAAAGCTACTATCAATATTATAACATATATGGGACAGAAAGCAACAAATATACCCCAACACCAGAAAGGTGTTCATATAGATAAAGAACCTGATGTAAAAAATTACTTTTACGAAAAGGTCCGAAAAGGTATGAACCCTTATCAAGCAGGTGAACTTATGGGTATAAGAAGGAGCTTGGTTAGGCGCCTCCTTGATGACATGTCTAATCAATCAAAAGAACAGACACCCACAGAAGTAGCAGAGGCTTTAGCTACAGGTGAGATTCCATCACAAGATGAGAACGATTTCCCTGACCCAAAGAAGTATGAGGAGTTAAACAAGGCGGCTCAGAGAGCCCATGATGATTTCGCTTATTTTCGACAAAGATATTTCAATAGACGCCATATTCCATGGCAAGTAGAGATGTGCGATATTCTTATGAAATGGATAGAAACTGGACAAGAATCCAAGGAAGCCGGCTTACCTGAAGTAATCAAAGGTATTATTAATACGCCACCTGGAGGTGGTAAGACTACAACAATTACACACGACTTTGTGATATGGCTGATATGTAGAAATAGAAATGTTCGTATAGGACTAGGTTCAAGAACTACCGGTCAGAGTGAAAAGTATGTTCGCCGAGCAAGAACCACATTAGAGAAAAATGTTTTATTAAATTTAGAGTATGGACGATTTAAACCATTAGAGCCAGAACTCTGGAGAAAGGATGCCTTTGTTGTAGATGGTGTAGAAGGTCACGCAGCCTCATTACATTATAAATTATCGATGGCTGGCTTTGATCCTGAGAGCCCAGAAGTCATAAAAAGACTAGAGGACCCTGAGGATGATATCCATGACATCTTAAAACAATTAGAAAGTGTATTCGTAACAGGTGAAAAAGAACCAACATGTTCTGCCTTATCACAAGATATGGGTTTCTTAGGTGGTCGTTTTGAAGTGAACTTATGGGACGACCTTTGTGATAGGTCCAATTCAAGAAGTGCAGAACAAAGAGAAAGTTTAACAGAATGGTGGCACGCAGAAGCAGAATCCCGTTGTGAGCCAGGTGGAATTGTAGCATTGATTGGTACAAGATTTGGTAAGTATGATTTGTATAGACATTGTAAGGATTTAGTTTATTCAACTGATGATGACCTTGATGAAATGATTATGTCAAACATATCGGCTAATATGACCCCTGACCAGATTAAAGCCGCAAAAGAGGAAGCTGAAAAATTAATGGCCATTAAGTATGGTGAGGATTATGAGAAGTCAGAAAGAAAACAAACCTCTATCTACAAGTATGCAAGATTTCCTGCACATGATGAGGATAAGTGTGAGAACCCAAACTCATTAAAAAACGAGGACCATATCGGATGTGTGTTGGATCCTCAGAGATTTACATTTAGACATATACAAAAAGTACAAGCCTCGGATCCTAGAAAATTCGCATTGACATACCAACAGTTAGATGATGAAACAGTATCATCCTTAGTTAAAGAAGTATGGCTAACAGGTGGAATGGATAAAGATGGTTTATTATTACCTGGCTGTTTTAATTACAATAGAGAATTATTAGAATTTCCAGAAGGTATAGATAGAGAGGATTGTTACTCTTTGGTAACAGTCGACCCATCTGCAAATAACTGGTGGTCTATTCAGTGGTGGATTTATGATGAACGAAATGACAAAGATTATTTAGTTGACCTTTTAAGAATAAGATTACAAGCTGGTAACTTTTTAGAGTGGAATAAAAACACACAGGCTTTTAGTGGAATAATGGAAGAGTGGCAAAAGAGAAGTGAGGAAATGGGATGGCCTGTTTCATTATGGATTATTGAACAGAACGGCGCTCAGAGATATTTATTACAATATCGATTTGTGCAAGAGTGGATGAAAAAACATAAGACTTTGATTAAGGGTCATGAAACTTCAAGAAACAAAACGGATCCTGAATTTGGTGTTGAAACACTTGGACCAAGATATAAACAAGGTTTAGTAGATTTACCTTACTCAGACCAATCATTAAAAACAAGAGTGGTAGTAAATGAATTTAAAACAGAATTAATGGAGTATCCTGATGGTTTAACAACTGACATGGTTATGGGGCATTGGTTCTTGCATTTTAACAGATATTCGCTACCATCATCTCTAACAGTTGGTAAAAATATAACAAGAGAATTAGAACACCCTTATGGAGATACTATGCCAGAAAAACTAAGAGAAAATTACGATGGCTTATAAACACAGAACAACCTCTGTGAGTACTTCTGCTACAGCTTTAGTAGGTACAGAATTTCCAAATTTCATAATTCAAAATAAATCAGGTGCTACAGTTTTTATAGGTGGCTCAGATGTAACTACTTCTGGAGCAACCGCTGGATACCAATTAACAGATGGATCTACTTTTGAACCAGGCGATGAAGCCTCAAAATCCCTAACTGGGTCGACAAATGACAGATTATATGGTATAGTAGCCAGTAGCACAGCTAGTGTAACCGTATTGGTTAAAGGAAGAGTGTTAAGTTGAAAAAATCAGTAGATGAAATTTTACAGTTAAAACAATATGGAGAAACCTATTGGGGACCTGCTCAAAAAAGGTATGATGACTTAATTGAAGTCTATCACGGTAACTTTCAAAAAGTATATCCGGAATCTTTTAGAAGGGGTGAGACCCCAGTTGTTGCAAACTGGATAAAAGTAGCATGGGATAGATATGCTCGTATGATTGGTAAAGTACCAACTCATCATGTTACTCCAACCAACTTATCTCGTAAACAACAAAAGAACTCCGATGAGATAGAAAAGATTTTAGCTCACTATGACCAAGTTTCAAACATGAACCAAGTTATGTATGATTACGCATGGAACTTAGTTGGATTAGGAGCCGCATGTATCGGTGTTATGCCTGACCCTGTTTCTAAGGGACCAAGATTTGTAACAAAAGACCCAAGAACAGTTTTAACTTTTCCAGGTGCAGGATCTGGTTCTGCTACATCAACAGCTTATTCAACAATAGCAACACCAGTTGTGCAATCACAAAGTATGGAATCAATCATCATCAATGAATCCGTTAACCTAAGTTTAGTTCACGGTATGTTTCCAGATGACAAAGAATTAATTACAAAACTAGGTGGAGATGGTGATCCTTTATCATCACCAAAGAAACTCATTACTTACATGGACAAAGAACATTGGATAGTAGTTTTTGAGGATGTGATTTTAAAAGAAATAGAACATAATTTAGGTTTCGTACCATTTAGGTACACAACGATTACAGTACCAGACCAATTAGGCGGACAATCCTTATTTGAGCAAAACATTGGGTTGGTACTATCTTTCATGAAGGTACTTAACCAAAAACTCACTTACAATGAGAACTTAGTGTGGCCTTGGTTAGTAATGAGGGGTCTAGCTAATGTTGACCAATCTAATCGTGTCATTGAGATTATGGATAGAGATGGTTCTGCTGATTTCTTGGCTCCTCCGGCTGAATTACAAGCTGAGAGAGATTTAGAAATGTTAGACCAACTTATCAGAATAATGAACCATGATACTGAACCAATGAGAGGTGAAAGCCCTTCATCAGTAGCAACAGGTAGAGGATTACAAGAATTAAATAGAGATGTTTCCTCAACTGTTCAAGAATACTGGCAAAAGATGAAACCTGATATTGAATACCTCAAATCAAGTGCCTTAATACTTGATGAGAAATTATACGGTGGATTGACTAAACCAATGACTGGTAGAATTAAAGGTGAATCCTTTGAAAGCTCATACTCACCATCAAAAGTTATAAAAGGACAACATAGTGTGTCTATTGACTTTGGTGTTGGAGTTGGTGGCTCAGAAGGCTTCGTAGAATTAATGCAACTTTCAGCCCAGGGTTTAATCGATGAGCAAACTGTTATGGAACAAATGCCATGGATTAAATCGGTGTCAGATACTCGTAGAAAAATTATGATAGACCGATTAGAAACAATTATTTTTGAAATGACTGGTGGAGGAGCACCTACACCAATGACAAATCATTTAATTCAATGGAGGAAAGCAATAGAAGGTGGAACAGATCCATGGGAATGGTTATCTGATAATCCATTGCCTTCTCCAGAAGTGCCTGAGCAAGTAGCTGGACCAGAGGGACCACCACTACCCCCTCAAAGTGGTCCAGTACCTGCTCCGTCACCACAAAGTATATTACAACAACTAGGAGGATAAATGCCAAAAGGAATGGGATATACACCTAAAAATGGAGGCCAAAAAGGCGTACCATCAGGAGCAGGCAATATTAAAATTATGCCTAATAATGATGGAACACCAGCTCATCATGTGGGCGGCAAACCAGGTGTAAAGAACAATAAACATGGTAAAAATGTCAGCATAGGTAAGAAGTAATGGCCACTGAAAATCGAGGTGGTGCAAGAGTACCCGATGGTGTCGCAAGACCCCAAGGGATTTTTGGTACTGGTGCTAATCAGAGAACTGATATGACAGAGTTACCTGGTACACCAGGAACACCATTACCACCTTCATTAAATGAGCCAGATGTACAA